GTGATCTGGTTGCATATGCGGCTCGAGTAAGCAACCCAGCTAATCAAAGCAACACACAAACAGCACCTAAGTTGTTAAAGTATTTGATCAAGCACAAGCACTGGAGTCCATTTGAGATGGTGCATATCACTATGGAAATTAAGACCACACGCGATATTGCACGCCAGATTCTCCGCCACCGTAGCTTTGCCTTCCAAGAGTTTAGCCAGCGTTATGCTGTAGCAGAAAATATTGGTTGTGATCGCGAAGCACGATTACAGGATGAAAAAAATCGCCAAAACTCTGTTGAAATAAACGATCCTGCTATGCAAGAAAGTTGGAACATGGAGCAGGCAAAGGTTCGTAATGCTGCCATGAACGCATATAAGTGGGCACTAGATAAAGGTATTGCTAAGGAACAGGCCCGTGCAGTACTACCAGAGGGCTTAACTGAAAGCACACTTTACATGGCTGGTAGCCTACGTAGTTGGATTCATTATATTGATTTACGTGCATCAAATGGTACACAAAAAGAGCATATGATAATTGCTGAACAATGCAAGAAGATTGTGCTAGAACATTTTCCAATGCTGGATGAGTATTGGGCAGATAATGAAAGTAATTGATTATTTTGGTCCACGTGTAGCCAAAACTACATTATCTTCAAACGATACAAACTTGTTGTTTGAAATATGCCAACAGTCTTTTCAGTCATGCAGCCATACGCTTGTTGGCTTTATCAAAGAAGAAATATTTATTACGGACCAATTGAGAACTAGTCCTGTATATAATACAATCATTAATAAAGTAGAAGAGTATTTGTTAACCGTTGACAGCGGATTATGGGATAAGGTATTAAAATCTGGCGACATTGAACATCCGCTAGAATTAAAAACGGCATGGTATAATAAGCAAGTTTCAATGGAATATAATCCAATGCACAATCATGCATATGCTTGTGATTTGGTGTGTGTAATCTTTCCTAAGATAACACTTGACAATAATGTAAAAGATTATTATATTAATAATATCAACGAAAGACAAACAGGACAATTAAATTTTGTATTTGGAGAAAGTCCAGTTTCAGGTTTAGGAATAAACAAAATTACTGTACAACCTGAGGAAGGTGATATGTATATATTTCCTTCTTATCTAAATCATTTTACTACTCCTGTGTTAGGGAATAGTATTAGATATAGTGTTGGATGCAATTTTTCTTTTACTGGTTTGGTGCATAGACTTTCTAGAAAATTTATTAATTATGAAAATTAATTTTGACGTAGACATTGACGTTGCTGATCGCAACTTATTGTTAAATGTCTTGCCACATACTCCTGCCAGTATTAAAGATAATGATGGTAGTTATTCTAAACATAACACCGGAATATATTTACAGTCTATTCCAAAATATCCACTGGAAGGATTTAGTGCATTAGACTATGAACAGGCTGAGGATGACGGCTGGTTCAAGATTGACATATTAAACAATCATGTGTACAAAGATATATTAGATGACACACACTTAAATAATCTAATGTCTGTTGAACCTATATGGGAATTGCTTGAACATAAAGAGTTTGTTCAAATGCTTTTCCATATTGGTAATCACCATGATATAGTTGTACAATATAAACCTAGTAACATTGAACAACTAGCAATGATCCTTGCGCTAATTCGTCCTGGAAAAAGACATTTGATTGGTAGAACATGGGATGAACTACAAACAGTTATTTGGGAAAAACCCGCCGACAACAGCTACTATTTTAAACGCTCACATGCAATTGGATACGCAACAGTAATTGCATTGCAAATGAATTTAATTTGTGAAAAAGCACATAGCAGATTTGCTTAATCTGCTTTACGTATAAGCTGAATACTACGTCTTTTTATTCGTTTTTTAAGTAGGTTCTGTAGACTAGTTACAGGACCAAAAAGGATATTTACGTCCTTCATTATAAAAGTCTTTAAGAAGGGCTTGAATGGTTTCATTTCATGATGCAGAAATACATCGATGGGCAACATGCGATTGCTTTCCCACCACCACATTTCTCCTAGGTCTAGGAATTCTTTTTTTAAGTTTACGGTGGGAATAGCTTCTACGTCGTAGAAAGTAATAATACTGTTATCATGATTAACAACAATACCTACGTATTCGCGTTCGCAGTAAAATAAGCCAGTTAAAAATTCAAAGTTAGAATATATATCATTTTGCATGTTGTTGATATTTACCTAGTACAAATCAGTCGCATTCTGTGTTTCTGGTCTAGATTATATTTATGATAAATAGTTACTATGAGCTATTCTGAACATAAGCTATATCTTTATCAAGACACAGTTGAGTTGGTTATTAATACTGACGGACTGGGCATTTACGTGGATAACAGACCTATGAATATTAAAAAATTACAAGTGCATAAGGGCGTAACTAACGAGGTTTTCTTTACAGTTCGTAACAGAGATAGAAAGTTACAAAACGTTTTTACAGAGACTCTTCGTGCTTATATTGTGTCACCAAGCACACGTACAAGGTTAGTTTCTAAAACATTAGAGCATACCACCGATGTTGGTAAAGTAAAACTCACACTTCTAGAAGGCGATATTGCCAATATTGATCCTGGACTTTACTTTGTTTACATTACACGTAGCACACAAGATCAAATTGACAAGCCCGTGTTTAGCGATCAAAACAACAATGTAAAGTTTGAAATTGAAATAACCGATCAAGCATACATGGATCCAGTGCCAACACAAGAAGAAACGCTGTTTACACAAACAGCCAACACTATCCTAGGTGATACTTCAAATATTTTTGTATGTAGCGCACTTTATGGTAACGTTGACAGAAATTTTTTAAACGCTCAACATACAATTGGAATTTATGCAACTACCTATACAGGTAACATTACTATACAAGGCAGTTGCTTATCTGGTGTGCCTGACCCTGAACATGACAGTTCTGATTGGTTTGATGTAAGTACAATAGCACTAAGCAATAGCAGTATTATCACATACCAAAATTTTAATGTTAATGCAAATTGGATCAGAATTATTCACGCCCCCGACGACACAAATAGTTCTATCACAAAAGTACAACTTCGAAATTAATACCTTGACAAAACTATAAATCACTATATAATAGTGATATGGAATTAGACTCTGTCATAGAACGAGTACATCGGTTACTCGCAGATAACCTGCCTATTAGATCTAGTAAGACACCCAGTGGCTGGACTACTTTTAATTGTGTTATGTGTAGCGATACACGTAAACGTGCCGGCGTGATTGTTACAGGACCTAAAATTTCTTACCATTGTTTTAATTGTCATTATGTTACAGGTTGGAGTCCTAGTCCACATATTAGTACTAAATACCGCGACCTAGCATTAAAGCTGGGCGCCACACAAGAACAAATACATCAAACACAAGTTGAATTATTAAAGCACAGCGAAGACCTCGAGGATCAAGAAATTGAGGGCTATGTTTATAGTTTACAAAAGTTTGAAATAGTTGACCTGCCACCTGATGTAATAGTAGTTGGGGACTTGCCGGATGATCACGAAGTTAAACAATATGCTATCGCTAGAGGATTATTAGGCCTTTATCCGTTATTGTATTTTGCTAATGACATTTTATACTCTAAACGTTTGGTAGTACCATTTACTTTTAATGGCGATATTGTTGGTTGGACCGGTAGGCACATAAATCCACCTGACAAAAAGACGCCCAAGTATCTACATAAAATGACCAGTGGATACGTGTTTAACATTGATCGTTTTGCGGATAGTAAACGAGAAATTGTAATTGTAACAGAGGGTGTATTTGATGCAATCATGATTGATGGTATAGCAGTATTAGGTAATCATGTAACACCTGAGCAAGCACACCTAATTGATAAGTTAGGCAAACGTATTATTCTTTGCCCAGATCGTGACAAAGCAGGCAAAGAATTAATTGAGGAAGCACTTGCACTTGGCTGGGAAGTAAGTTTCCCGCCATGGGATGACGACATCAAAGATGCCGCAGACGCAGTAAACAAGTATGGTAGACTTCTAACTGTTTCGAGTATTATTAAGCATGCTACTGCTAATACAGTAAAAATTAAAGTAAAGGCTAATATGCTATGAAACTTTATGTAAATGGGTGTAGCTATACTTATGGGCACGAAACAAATGAAAATTTAAAATCAATCAAAGAGGTGAGACCCAACTGGACCTGGAGTGATCATTTAGCTAACCACTTTGATAAATTAATCAACGAAGCCTGGCCTGGCGGTAGCAATCATAGAGCCGTTCGTCGAACTTTGAAATTTTTTGATGAGTGTGTTGATCCTACTGAATGGATCGCAGTAATACAGATCACTGATCCAATATCTAGGTTTGAGTTTTTTTCAAATAGTTTTAACATGCATGTTGGAGTATTAGCCGACTACCATGTACTAGATGATCGCCATTATAGATTTCAACTTGAAAAATTACAAGAATTAAAAGATCAAACTAGAGCGCAGATTTCACATAGATTGAAAAACAACGACGATCTAGCATTACATACCGAATGGTTTCAACAACTAATAGAGCTACACACAAAACTTGATGGTTTTGGAGTTAAGCATTTGTTTATTCCAATGTCCAGCAGATGTTCCCCGCGGGTCATAATTGATGAGCACAGCGACGACGAAATCAAAAAATTATACGGCAAGCTACCTCAAAATTTATTTCTAGATCATATAAGCAAAGTAACAAATAAATTCCACAACGATGGGCACCCAGATAAACAAGGTCATAAGGAGATCTATGAATACATACTTAGCGAATTACAAAAGAGAAACTACCTATGAGTGACGTAAAAGAATACAACGATGAAGTGCAGGAACTGTTTATTAAGTTTTTGATTAGCGATCCTGATCTATTTGCACGTTGTCAAAATATTGTAAAGAGTGAGTTTTTTAATCGCAAATTTAAAAACACCGTTGACCTTATTAAAAGTCATAGCACAAATTATAACACTATTCCTACACTAGAACAGATTAATGCAGTAGGTGGGTTAAACCTTGAGGTCATTCCTAACGTTACACCAGAACATCAAGACTGGTTCATGGATGAGTTTGAAACATTTTGTAGACATAAGGCTCTTGAAAAAGCAATTATTGACAGTACCGATTTGCTAGAAAAGAAAAACTACGGCGAAGTTGAAAACAAAATTAAAGCCGCAGTACAAACAGGACTTGTAAAAGATCTAGGTTTAGACTATTTTGCTAATCCTAAAGAACGACTAGAGTGGATCAAGCGACAAGCTGGCGCTATTAGCACGGGTTGGAAAGGCATTGATCAGAAACTATACGGCGGACTTAACCGTGGCGAAATCACAATTTTTGCTGGAGGCTCGGGTGCTGGTAAAAGTTTGTTCTTACAAAACTTTGGTGTTAACTGGAGTTTAGCAGGACTAAACGTTGTTTACATTAGTCTAGAACTTAGTGAGCAGCTAATCAGTATGCGACTTGACAGTATGGTCAGTGGATACGCTGCCAGAGAAATTATGCGCAATGTTGACGATGTTGATCTCAAAGTTCGTATGAAAGGCAAAGGCGCAGGCAAGTTTCGTGTGAAGCAAATGCCCAGCGGTATTAATGTAAATGACATTCGTGCATTTTTACGTGAATATGAAATTCAAACAGGCGTCAAAGTTGATGCGTTGTTGGTAGACTATCTTGATCTCATGATGCCTATTGCGGCAAAAATCAGTGCAGAAAACCTGTTTGTCAAGGACAAGTATGTATCTGAGGAACTACGCAATTTAGCGGTAGAGCGTAAAATGCTTTTGGTTACTGCATCGCAGTTGAACCGTGCTGCCGTTGAAGAAATTGAGTTTGACCATAGCCATATTGCAGGTGGTATCAGTAAGATTAATACAGCAGATAACGTTGTGGGTATTTTTACCAGCAATGCTATGCGTGAGCGTGGACGTTATCAAATTCAGTTTATGAAAACACGTAGCAGTAGCGGTGTAGGCAGTAAAGTAGACCTTAAGTTTAATCCAGATACACTACGTATTGAGGACTTAGAAGAAGGTGATGAAGATGCACAAACTGTTACTAGCGCAGGACTGTTAGAACAATTAAAGCGTAATAATGTTATTAAAGCTGAAGAACCGGCAGCTCAAAACACTATTAATGAAAGCCTTCAATTGGCGGCCTTCTTAAAACAAAAGAAGTGATAAATACTACTTAACAATGCCTTATAGGAGACTTTGGTGCGTAAAAGTCGCAGTATTTTAGAAGAACTCAATCAAATATCAATTGATCGCGACCGCAATCACGTTGTTGAAAATCGTGCTGAGCACGTGATCAACAGCGCAATCAATTTGCTTGAGCAAATAGACAAATACTACGATGACGAAACGTCCAAGGATCTAGCTAATAGATTGATTAATAGTATTCGTAGCAGAGACGGATCAAAGTTTTCTCGCGGCATTAAGAAACTCATAAAAGAGAGCCAGCGAGAAGACCATGAGAATTGATGAATTAATTCCACCAAATTCCCCAAAAAGAAATACAGCACCGCAGCCTGGTGCAGCCAAAGAACTCAAACCTGGTTCTATTGGCCGTGTTAATAATATAACATATAAGTATTATGACGGTAAAGGCTGGCTAGATCAAAACGGTTTACCTGCTAGAGGTATAGCTAATCGAGTTTTGATGAAACAGTACGGCCGAGATGATTCCGGACAGCCACTCGCTCCATCTATAGGTCAAAAAATTAGTGCTAAGTTAGGTGGACCTTTTGGACAAGGCACAGACCCCAAGGCAAATTTATTCACCAAAGCAATGGGTAAAATAGGTAGTGCGTTAGGCCGCGGCGCAGCCGCTTTGATACGTCCTAAACAAGAACCAGTTCCTGCTGATGCAGACGGTGACGGACAACCAGACGCACAAGCACCAGCACCAGCACAAGCACAACCACAAGCACCAAAAATGGGATCAGGTGATACTCGTCAAAGCGCAATACAAGTAGATCAGGATTTAGGCAACATTGTAAATCAAATGAGAGCCTATCAGCCAAAACCACAAGCTAAACCATTGCCAACAAAATTTGTGCAAGGCCTAGAAAACGACATGAAGAATATGCGTACTAATAAAGACTGGGCAGTGATGACAGGCAACAAGATTCTCAAGTATGCAGGCATGGGCTATAATGTAGATGCACTACAAAAGAAGTGGGCGCAAGAATACGCAGTTGGTTCCAAGCAAAAAATTATGCAGGATCAGTTCAGCGAAGAACTTGACATACTAAAGAAATTAGCAGGTATTTAAAATGCGCTTTGTAGAAATTTCCAAACCACTAATTACGCAAATTATCAGCGAGAGCTTGCTCAACGAAGCTGAAGGCAAGAACACTCACCTTGAGCATTTAGAAGATAATATCTTTAATAAAGGTTTTCCAGGCGCCAAAGAAGCTATCAATTATCTATATAGCCTACACGAAATGCTTGAAGGTCACAGCAAGGGCGCAGTAAGCATGACCACTAAATGGGATGGTGCTCCTGCTATTATTGCAGGCCGCGATCCTCAAAGTGGAAAGTTCTTTGTTGGCACCAAAGGCGTGTTCGCACAAAATCCTAAACTAAACTTTACAGTTGCTGATATCAAAAAGAATCATCCAGCGGAAGGTTTACAAGAAAAATTAATTGTAGCATTAAAATATCTAAGCCGTCTCAAGTGGAACACAGTTGCACAAGGCGATATGCTGTTTACTCGCAGCGATTTAAAAGAAACTACTATAGATGGTGTTGAATATGTTATTTTTCAACCAAACACAATCGTATATGCTGTACCCAAAGACAGCAATTTAGCTAAACAGATATTAAGTTCTCAAATGGGTATTGTATGGCACACAGAATATCCTGGCGGCCCAACACTAGCAGATACTAAGGCTACATTTGGTTTTGACAGTAGCCAACTAGGAGAAGCACCAGGTGTTTGGCACAGAGATGCACGTATCCAAGATTTTAGTGGTACTGTGACGCTAACAGCAGACGAAAGCGAAAGTATCATGCAAGCTATCAGCGAAGCTGATCATTATATGAATAGTATAGATCCTGGTACGTTTGCCTGGTTAGAAAAAGGCAATGAAGTAATTGGTGCTGACTTTGTACAACAATTAAAAGCTCACGTTAACAATAATATTCGTGCCGGTGCATTTGATGAACCAGCAAAATTTGCACAGGGCTTTGTGCAAAAATATGTTGATTATATGACCAAGACTATTGAAAAATATAAGACACCAGCCAAACAAGATGAAGCTCGTGCTAAAATGGTTGACGGTGTAAAATTTATTAAAGAGCATGTGCCACAGATTGTTTCTGTATACGACTTATATCTAATGATTATCAAAGCCAAAGTTATGCTGATTAAGAAGCTAGAGCAGATTCGTCAGATCCCTACATTCAAACAAGAAGGCGATGCATTTGTAGCAACAAACGAAGAAGGCTTTGTTGCTGTTGATCGTATGGGCAACGCACTCAAACTAGTTGATCGTTTAGAGTTTAGTAGATTAAACTTTGGAACAGGTAAGCCTGGTAGTAAGTAATGGAACTACAATTAGTTAACGTTTCTTTGTGCGAAGCAAGACTTTATCGTTATAGTAACGGCTTTTCTGGTATGGATGCCAGACAAGTTGGTAACTTGTTATATGTATACACGTTAGCTGTTTATATGTTGAGCAGGGACGAAGATTATCATCAAGTCGGTACCGACTATGCGCAGGTAACCTCGCAATACGGACCTTATACATTATTTAGAACTCACGCAACCGATCTATATATGTTAGCATATCAATTAGCACACCCTGATAATTCACACAGTGAAATTTCTGATACCAGCGGGTTTGGTAAGTTTATGTTTAACAACAGACTCCATTGGCGTTTTATCAAAGACATAGCTGATGGTACAGTTGTTGAGCCGCATTTATATTTGTATAGACTAGAAACACAACTTAAAATCCAAGACTCTCGCTATAAAGAATGGCGTAGACTATTAAGTGATTGGGGTAATTTAAAATATTCTCAAAGACAATTAGTTGTAGCCAAGGTATTGCAAGAATTAAGAAAAACAGCCCGCGGCAGCGAATTACTTGTACCATTAACTAATCTTGTTCGCGACAGAAATCTAAGTTTAGCAAAAACATCATTCCCAGACACACCACCTGAAAAAACAAGTTTAGCTAAAGGGCTTGCCGGAGCGGCCTTAGGAGCATATGCAGCTAGAAAATTAGCACCAAAGGTTGCGCAGTATGCGCAAAATAATCCAGAGAAATTTAAAACAGCCGCTACCGGAATAGGTGCTATAGCAGGTTTTTGGGCAGGCCGTAAACCCAAAATATAATAAATTTTTGATAAATAAATGTATAGAGTACTAAGTACTTGAAAAAATTATTAGGAGAATAACAATGGCTCAGACAAGAGTAAACGGCACAGCCGCATCAGGTCAGTTTCTAACTGGCAGACTAACATGGTTCATTATTGACGAAGTAGACGGTGCAGCAAACATTGCAAACTTTGGTTTCACAGCCGGTTCAGCAGACCCAGGCGAGAAAGTACTAAATGCTTTTGCAACAGTTGCTAACCCAGTAGTAGTACAGAGCGCAAATGCTCGCGTAATGTATGTTGCTACAGAAGTCCCAGGTATCACAGCAAGTGCGCTACAGACTGCAATTCGTTCAGCAGGTAGCCTAAGCAATCTAACAGTTACATCTGGTACAGTAACAGTAGTCTAATAAGTTTTAACACTTATGAAAAAGCCCTCGCTAGTCGGGGGCTTTTTTTTGACTACGGTTTTGCAACCATGAATGATAAATATATGAAACGGAGACACACATGAGTTTAATTAGATCGGGTGCAATGGGTAGTGCCGAGGTTGTAACTGGAAATATTGAATTTTATACACTATACACAACCATAGACATTACACGCACAGGAAATTACAGCAACAATAGCCAAAAAGATTTTGAAAGTGTTGTACAAGTTATTGGTCTACGTGCCATGCCAATTATGATGAACGAACCGGTTCATTTAAGTGGAGCAGGTGGACTTGTACTAGAAAATTATGGTGCACCAACACTTACAGGAGCCGGATGGATCTATAAGTTTGCTTTTGAACGTGCATCAGTACATACTATACAGACATTAAAAGATGAACTACATGGCATTGTGTTAAACGGTGGAACAATTGATACCAAAAACACAGTAAATATGGAATTTACAAAACAGGATCTATTATAAAATGTCTACTAAAGAAAATTCAAAAGCTAAGTCGCCGGTATACTTAGAATCGGGTAATCTTGAAGCTCACATACTTGCTGATATGTTACGCATCGAAGGCATTACCACAGAACTCAGAGACTTCAAGCAAGCAACAGAAAAACGTTTAGATAAAATGGAAAATTGGATTATTGGTATTGTGGGTATTACTGTAACTACATTGCTTAGTGTTGTTACAGCAATAATCATTAACATGGTAGGAAAATAATGCAATTAGCAGAACTACAAGATACGCTAGTTGAAGCAAGAATGGTATGGCGCCGCAGTGGAAGCAAAATTAAACGCGGCGTTCGTTGTACCAGCGGTAAGCGCAAAGGTCGTGTAGTAGGCAAGTCGTCACAATGTAGTTCACCTGTTAATTTTAAAAAGAGAATAACTCTAAGTAGGACTAAAGCAAAGCTAGGTCGTCGTATGGCATTAAAAGCAAAGCGTACCAAGCGTGTGAACCCTGTTAGTAGACGTGTGCAGATGATGAACAAATGAGTCAAAGATGAAATATAAAAATATTAGAACACTTGAAAATTTATTAATAGAATATGGTTTACAACCAGGAAAGCCTACACCTGTTGGTCAGCAACAAACCGGGGCATCAGCAGCTCAATCACATCCTACAAGTCCTACTGTTAATGCAACATCCAAGAGTCCCACAGCAAAACCGGGAATAACAACACCTAAGCCTACAGCACTTGGCAAAGAACAACCAGAACCTGTGGCTGCTAAAGCTAAAGATATACCAGCCGACACTGAAATCAGCGACAAAATGGGGAAACCAGTGGGCACAGTTGTTGAACCAGTGGGTGATGAAAAGAAACCTGATGGCATTGTAGTTAAAAACAAGTACAACAAATTTAATGTGGTCAAGCCTGATCAACAGTATATGTATAGTCCAGATCCAGAGATGGAAAGTTTAATTACAGAATTAGAAGAACTTAGTCTAGACGAGCAATTAGAAAAGCTTCTTACAGTTGATAGTAAATTAGTCAACGAAGCATGGAGCAAAAAATATAAGGATAGTATTAATTGTTCTAACCCAAAAGGATTTAGTCAGAAAGCACATTGTGCTGGAAAGAAAAAACGTGCGTCCGAAGGACTAGGCGATGATGAGCGTCGTGCGTTTAAGAGTCAAGAACTACAGCACGAACTAGGCCACGAAAAGAACAACATTCAAGTTGTTATCAACGGTAAGCCTTGGAAGGTATTTGCTGGCAAGGGCTATGCCGACAGTCCAGAAGAATATCGTCATTTGCTGAGCATGAAAGCCTGGGCACAGAAGAAGTCTGCTGCCACTGGCAAGAAATGGGAAGTATATCTAACCGGGTCTTCGGTTAGCGAAGCAAAGAAAAAAAGTTTAAGAAACCCTAAAGATAATCCTTGCTGGGATGGTTATAAACCAGTTGGCACAAAGATAAAGAATGGCAAGACAGTACCTAACTGTGTTCCAAAAGAAAGCGTTAAAGAAAGTATTCTTAAAGATGGTGTTCCTGACAACAGCAAAGTAAGAATACTTAATAAGCTATTAAGCAAACACTTTCCAGCTAGCGATGTTAAAGGACAAATGAACGCATTCTTTGCTATTCCGGATCCAAATATGATCAGCGACTTTAGACGAGTGCATGCACAGTATGGTGATGACGCATGTTTACGTCCTGTACTAAGACAATATGTGAGGAAGATGCATCCTATGCTTATAAAACAAATTAATCTTAACGAAAGCGTTAAACTAAAAGAGTATGACGACCTAGCGGCCGAGCAGGCTAAAATTGCTGAAATCATTAAAAGTCTAGACATCAAAGATGAGAAAGACGCAAAGATTGTTGATCAAATTTGGCGTATCTTAAACAGTGATCATATTCAAAGTGTTATTGGTACAGTTGTAGCAAAACCTATCGCTGACGAAACAGCAATGAACAAAGAAGCCGCAACAAAAGTTTTAACAAAAGTTATCTATCAAGTTGAAAGCGATTATAAAACTATTAAGGCTTTCCTCGACGACCTAGAACAAACTGGTACAGCAATTAATATTGAAGCGTTAACTAAACCCGGTGTTAATAGTTTTGCTAATATTTTTAAAAGTCAAATGGCTCTAGATATTTTTAGAGTATTGATGCCATATGGTGCTGGTAAGCAAAAGAAAGGACCGGGCGAGTTTGCTCTTGCTATGTTAAGCGATAGAATTAAACTCAGCGAAGGCGGTGGTGACATTGTTGTTGATAATGAACTAGTTGAACTCAAGGCCAGCAGTAGCGAAACCAGCAGTGGCGGCGGCCGCTTAGGCATGAACCCTTTAAGTCAACAGCAGGTTATGGCTATCCTATCAAAATATCAGACAGTTATTCCTAGCATTATGAAACATATGGAAACAAATGCAAGTCTAGGTTTTGGTAATGCTGTGCAATTAATGAATGCAGATCTACCAGTTGGCGATCAGCGCCGCTATGATATTGCATATGCTGTATACAGTGGCTTCATGAGCGATAAGGCTGCTAAATTTATTGCTAACAGTTTTAAAATGAATTCAAACTCATCTGATGTATTGAACGATTTTGCACAAGCTAACTACGAAGATTATAAAGAAAAAAGCGGTTTTGCTGCTCTACTAGGTTTAGTGCTGAATGCGAAGAAAACTGTTTACATTACTAGCGCAGAAGAATTTGCTGACTTTTTTGCAGGCCCACATTCGGGCGCACCAGGTGTTAGCTTTATCCCTACTAAAGCAGGCCCAACAGAAATGTTCTTTCAATTAAACATTAAAAAGTCAGGTAAGATCTAAATGAAGTTACAGCATCTTGAAGAAGGTAAGCCAGCTTCAATAATGAGTATAGGCAAGAGGCCATGGCTGGTCAGAGAACGCCTGCCTTATGAGCTCGACGATTTAGAACCAGTACTCAGCGAAGGTGCTATGAAGTATCATTATAATAAACTACACAAGGGCTATGTTGAGAGATATAATGCCAGCGAAGGTGATCCAGAGTTCAACCAAGCAGGTGCATTTTTGCACAATGTATATTTTCCGCAGTTTATGAAACCACGCAGCGGCAATAGACCGCAAGGTCTAGCATCAAGTTTAATTATGGCCCACTTTGAAAGTTTTGAAAACTTTAAAGATAAGTTTGAAGAAACTGCCATGAAGATACAAGGCAGCGGCTGGATTTATCTAAGTAAAAAAGGCGAAATTAAAACTATCGCCAACCACGAAATGCGCAATGATATCGCACTATTAGTTGATTGGTGGGAGCATGCTTGGGCATTGGACTACCAATCAGACAAAGAAAAATATCTGGATAATATTTGGCGAATAATCAATTGGGACGTTATTAACGCAAGGTTAACATAATGAGATTTATAGATTTAGAAGAAGGTCCAAACGACCCTGGTATTTTTAAAGCAATATTTCTTGCTGGCGGGCCTGGTAGTGGAAAAAGTTTTGTTAATAGACAACTAGGTTTAGTCGGCCGCGGCCTCAAAGTAGTTAACAGCGATGATGCATTTGAGTATCTGATGCGCAAACGCGATCTAAGTTTTGAAATGCCCCCAGAGCAACAAGCAGATCGCGATCTAGCTAGACAACGAGCAAAAGATATTACAAACAAAAAACAAGATTTATATCTAGATGGACGCCTAGGATTAATCATCGATGGTACAGCCAAAGATGTAAACAAGATGGCTAATTTAAAGATTGAACTTGAATCCATTGGTTATCAAACCATGATGATATTTGTTAACACAAGTTTACGTGTAGCATTGCAAAGAAATTTACTAAGAGCTAGAAAAGTACCAACTGAAATTGTAGTTAATTCTCATAAACAAGTACAGGAAAATAAAGATAAACTAGCTAAAGTATTTGGCGAAAATTTTATTGAAATAGTCAATGAAGACCATCCTGATTTTAATACACCACTAAGGCAAGTTGATAAATTCTTAAAAGCGCCATTAACTGCTCAAGCTCGAGATTGGGTCAGCAAAGCTAATTTACAAAAAAGTGTTGCAGAAGAAGACGCAGGAAATACCACCAAAGTCATTTATCGTTTAGATAAAGAAGCGCCAATGGATGACACTGAAGTATTAGTATTAGGCGGAGCCGGACGATATACACTTGCTGGTCTAAGAAATAAAGCTCGTAAGGAAGCTGAAGCATTAGCAAAAGATTTAGAAGTAGAGCATGGCGGTGCTTTCCGTAAGTCAGCATATAATGTTAAACAATTATCTAATACGCTGAATACAGTAGTAGCGGCCTATGACGAATTGAACAATATTCGCAGAGGCGGCGGGAGCCGCAGCAAAGGTATACGCAACGAAGATGTAGAACATAAACCAAAGGTTTATGTAGACATGGACGGGGTCATTGCTAACTTCTATGCAGGCGTTACTGCGGCCACAGGACATTCAGAACCACGTGAGCTTGCATTACAAGACATGGAAGATACAATGGCTTCATTTGCCGGCACAGATTTCTTCTATAAACTACCTAAGTATGAACAAGCAGATCAACTTATTGCAATGGTCAACAAAATGACCAACGGTGATTGGTATATTTTAAGTTCGCCACTAAAGTATGATCGTGAGGGTAGTGCTAAGTGGAAAGCAGCCTGGGTAAAGAAGTATTTGAATATTCAACCTAAAGGTATGCACTTCACAGGCGATAAGGCACAGTTTGCTACACAGCCTGACGGTACACCTAATATCCTTATTGACGATTATCCCAAGTACTTGGAGAAGTGGACCAATGCTGGCGGTATTGGTGTAAAGTATAAAGGACACGTGGGCAATATTGAAGATGTTAAAGCTACATTGGATCAGCACCTTGGCACTGATGTTAACGAAGAAAATAAACCAAGAACAGCAAAAGCATTAATATATCAAACTGATATGTATGGTGCAAAAGGTTATTATGGTCAATGCAAAGAACCAGGATGTGACCATAAAACAAGAACATATGATAGAGCAGTACAAGCACAAAATGCTATTAAGAAACATCACCAAGACCATTTTAAGGATGTGAAAGAAACGATTCGCAAAGTAAAAGGCGGTTATAGATTAGTAAGCAAAAGCGGCAAGAATTTAGGCACATATCCTAGCAAAGCTGGTGCTGAGAAACGTGAACGCCAAGTGCAGTATTTCAAGCACATGGGCGAACAAGGCCGTTCAACCGCAGTTGAGCCTAATCCAAAAGGTTATCAACATTCACTGTTAACTGCTCCACAAAATACTATTGTGGTAGACAAATCTGATGATATGGATTTTTACAAACTGGGTCAACATTACACAAGCCTCAGTCACTACGATCCAGACGAACTAGGCGTTGGCCCATCAGATATGACAATTACATTTGCTTCCCCCGAAGAGATGGAACGCATGAAAGGTGTGTTTGATAAGTTAGGTGTAAAATATAAGGACATTTCAGGCAGTCATGAGGAGCCGGAAATTCACACCAAAGAGACAAAGAAGCCTGGTAGATTGTTTAGCGCAATCAGCGAAGTAGCAGATAGTCCATATGAGTATATACAGAACGTAAAAACACCAGACAAGCGTGCATATCGTTTTCAAACTGATGCCGGACAATTATACAGAGTACAAGTGTTTAATCGCCGCAGTGAAACAGCAAACAAGCTAGAAATACATTTTGATTTAACTGATATGAAAACCGGTAAACCTAACGCAGGCGTAACAGGCACCGGTGATGCTGTTCGTGTATTCAGCACAGTTGCTAATATTCTAAAGCAAGAAGTAGCAGATCAAGATCCAACAGGTGTTATTATTGCTAGTAAAGCAGATGATGAGAGTAGAGTAAAACTTTATAGAACTCTAGCACGCCGTGCAACCAAACTAATGCCAGGCTTTGAAGTTGCTGGAGAAAAATCTGTTACCGGCGCAAGCGGCGACCCATATCTGACTATTGAGCTAGCTAAGAAATGAGAATAGTTGAAGTAGTAACAGAGTCTAGACAGCCCGGTGAGTATGTTTACCATGCTAGCTATGTGGGTAATAATAAGGCACAATGGTTAAAAAGTTTAATTCAGCACGGATTAAAACCCAGTGAGAAAGGTTACTCGGGTGCAGGTACATACTTTGCCTATGCCCCAGATGAAGGTTATTATCATGTGACAGCTGAAGATTCATTGATACTTAGAGTGCGCTGGGCAGACTTAGTAAAGCTATACGGAACATATCCACAGAATCCTAAAGGTATCGAACGCGATGATGATGAAATTATTGTTCCTGGTCCAGTACCTAGCAGTATACTTGAAGTAGAATATTTTGAAGATGAATGGTGGGATTTAAAGTCTGCACTAAGTGCAGAAACGCATCAGTATGAAGCAAGAACTAATCCTGAACAAAATCCCAAACCAGAGTCTGGTTTCAAAGAATTAGCAAGTATTGCTAAGACTATCACCGATCCAGAAAACTGGGCCATCAGTATGACCGGCGAACCCAAGTTAGGTATCAACCCGCAAGTAGGCGTCAGCGAAGACACACCTAAAGGCATTTACTTCTATCCATTAAACTATGCATTAAGTAAGACCCGCTATGGGAAATTGCCTTGGGGCAATGACTATCCTTATATTCAGTTATTTCAATATGACCGTTCACGCGAAATGACTAAACAAACACAAGTTGATCCTGCAAAATTAAAACAAGCATTAAGTCAATATTGTCCTAAAGAAGTAATACAATCTGCCATAGACGAACCCGAGTACGATGGAACACCCTACTGGTTCATTTATGATTGTCTAAGCAGGCTAGGCAAAAGCGATGAAACCAATGTTGTTCGTTGGAACAAAGTCCTGCGTAACTTAGGCTTTACTAGTGTATATGATGATGGTGATGGTTGGATTGCTTACAACGAACCAACACAAGGTGTCGTATTAGATCCAAGAGTTATTAAACAACATAAGACTATTACTAATAAGCAAAAATCAAAATTAATTACACCTGCTGTGATTGAACAGGCTATATTTGAGACTATGGATATGGAGTTGGCCCGTAATAGAGTATGGCAAGCATATGACCCAGACGGTAGTAAACTTAGACAAGCGGCCAAAGAATATGCCAAGAAGCCTGAATTTAAACAATATTATGGAAAGCCAGGCACAGAAGAAATATTTGATAAAGCCGCAGGCATGGGCAGATATGGTGCAAGACAATTATCAGATATTGCTTATGAATGGTTTAAAGAACAGCAGGCCAAAAAGGAATCTGTTGGCGAAAACTTTGCTGACGGTAAAGTAAAAGGTAAGAGTCGCCCAGGCCGCGTTAAACGAGCCGGCGCAAGTTGTGCAGGTAGTGTAACAGATCTACGAGCTAAAGCTCGCAAGTACGGTGGTGAGAAAGGTAAGATGTATCACTGGTGTGCTAATATGAAGGGCGGAAAATAATAAGAGGTAATGTTATGAGCCATTTGTTGGACGCAGGTTATGGATATTTTGAACACTTGTTGAGAGCATGGAAGATAGCAGGAGTATTATTGGTACACGGACTGTTACCAAATGTATGGAAAACTAAAGCTAGCGAATTACTTTGTGTAGATAATAAAACAAGACGCTATTTGCTTGAAAAACATTATGGCATCATAGAACCAGGCGGGAGATCACTAAGTGAAGATTAGAGAAATAATAAACGAAACAACATCAGGCGGTATAGCAGTTGTGGCACAACCGTTAGGTGCTGTCATCAAACGACCAAATCCCAGCGTCTATAAAGTTAAAAAGAAGAAAAAGAAATGAGAGCTATCAAAGACAAGTATGGAAACTTACAGCTTATTGATAGGGCACAAGCTTCTATATTCAATAAACTAGAACTTAATAATTTTCTAGAACTAAGTAAACTTAGCGAACGTGACCTTGCAATATGTGAGGACATGCATAAGCGTAACATACTTCAAAAAATTAAAAAAGGTCATTCACTTGGATATAGAACCTACGCACAAAGATCTATTATCTAAAAAGTTTTTAGCAGATAAGCTAGATAAATTAGCTGATCGTGTTATAAAACGAGGAATTGTTGTTGTTGAAAAAAACAGCAACGACTACTACAACCTCATTGACTATTTTACTAAAGAGATATTGCTAGAAGATATCCCATATATGGGAATGGCATCCACAATTGCTAACTACTTCAATACTTTAAAGAATATTAATAAAAAGAAAACTTATATTGATGTACAGCATCATATAGATCAGTACCATAAGTATAACAATGATTGTTTATTTTACAGGCGTACAATAAAGCAGAGCAGCGATTCAGTTAAGGTTGCAGTAGCGTTAACCCGACTTGATGTAACATTGGT